AAAGATTTAGTTACTGTATTTCAAAGATCAATTGATTATTTGAAAAAAGGACCTGCTTCTGTAAAAATTGATGGAGTAAATGCTTCTATTCGTTTAATTACGCTAGACAATAAAAAGACTTTTGTAATGGATAGAGGTTCTAATAAACCTTTAGATGTTAAAGGAATTACCAAAGCAGAATTAACAGATCGTTTTGGTGAAGGTCATGGAATGATTAAAATTGGAGGTACTGTATTAGATATTTTCAATGAAGCATTATCTGAAATTACGCCAGCTCTTAAAAAATTAGGATTATGGGACAATCCTAACGTAATGTTCAATTTAGAATATGTAGCTGGATCAACTAACGTATTGTCTTATAATAAAAATTTCCTAGCAGTTCATGGATTGTTAGAAATTGCACAAGTAACTCCAACTAAAAGAGCTACTAAAGAAAAAGCATATAATAAAGCAGCAATGCAAGACTTACTAAATAATTTAGTACCGTCAGCATCAGAGCGTGGATATGAAGTATTAGGTTCTATTCCAACTACATTAGATGGAGAACCTGATTTATCAAAAGAATTAAATAAATCATATACAGTTAATTTCGGAGATAAGAAAGAAACTAAAACTCTTTCTCAATGGTTGGCAAAAGCAACTATACCAGACGGAGATATCAAAACCGTAGATGGTAAAAGAATAGCTGCTTTATCTAAAGATGTTTTAATTAAAATATCAGACGGGGTAGCTTTACCAGAATACATTGCAGATCCTAAAGATTACAAAGCTGCAGTAGATGGGTTTGTTATTTACATAGCTACTATGAAATTAGGAGATGCTATTTTAGCTAAGCTAAATTCTCCATTAGGCCCCGTATCAGAGCATGAAGGTATTGTTATTCGTGATACTAAAATTTACAATAAACCATTTAAAATTACTGGTAAATTCATTTTAGGCGGATTAGCGACATCTTTTAAAAAATAAGATAATTATTATTATAAATAAAAAAATGCCATGGCAACGAAGTTACGTAATATAGAAGCAATTAAAAAAATGCTAGATGGTACTCACCGTACTCAAAATAAAACAACGGTTGGGTTTTCAGATGCAGATAAAGTTGCTAATCAAAACAAAAAAAGAGCGGTTGGTGAATGTTGGGTTGAGAATGGGGATGAATGGGAGCAAAGAGAAGGCTTTAAAATTAAAAAGGGTAAAATGGATGAAATCCGTCAACTCATTGCTAATAAAATGCCGTCGACATGTCCTAAGTGCAATAATTCAATGACAAAGCGATTGGATGAAAAGTTCTGGAAGTTAGAAAAACATTGTTTTGACTGTCAAGTAGATTTCGAACATAATCTTCGTATTGAAGGAAAATATGAAGCGTATGAAAAAGAAAGAATGCTTAAAAATGCAGAAGCTTGGTTGAAGGATGCAGAACAAGAGGCTAAAGAATTAATTGAGTCTTTTAGAAATCCTGCTAACTTTACCAATGTAGATGGCACGACAGAACAATGGAATGGTGGAATGACTGCAGAAGAAATTGCAGACAAAATAGAAAAAGAATTTGTACTTTTCAAAGAAAACTTTATAAACGAATTAAACAACAACAATAAGTAATGACACAAATTGTAGTAGCATTTTTAACCGGGGTCGCCGGTCCAATATTGGTTATGTTGGTTAAAAATTATTTAGATAGCAAAAAGAAACCATCTGATATGGTTGCCGATGCAGTAGAAGTAGGTAATTTAATTTCCGCTAAAATTGACCATATAAAAGAAGAATTTGGCGTTGATAGAGTTTGGGTATCTCAATTCCACAATGGAGGACATTTTTATCCAACCGGTAAATCAATTGCTAAATTTTCTATATTTTATGAAACAGTTAAAGTAGGTATTTCTTCAATTCAAAGCAATTTTCAAAATATACCAGTTAATTTATTTTCAAAATCAATTAATGAACTATTAGAAAATGATGTAATTGAGATACCTGATTTTAAAGACGATTCGGTTGCAACTTATGGATTAAAATACGTTGCAGAAGATACTGGATGTAAATCTGGATATTTATTTGCAATTAAATCAATAGATGGTAAATTTATTGGAACTCTAGGTTTAAATTACACTAAAAAGAAAACTAAATTAGACATGGAGTCTATAAACCATTTAGCAGTACACGCTTCGGCAATAGGCGGAGTGTTAATGACACACTTACAAAAATAATAAAATATAATGGATCCTAAAATTTCAAAAGAATTAAAAAACGCCACTGAAAAATTGCAAACTAAAATGTTAGCAATGCAACAAGCAGAGGCTGATATGTTAACTCTTAAAACTGCATTTGTGAATGCCACAGACCCAGCTAAAAGAGAAAAATTAAAGCCAGCATTAATTGCAATGGCAAAAAAATTAAAAGCAGCTGAAGCAGAAGCTGATCAAGCAGATGCAATGTTTCATAAAGCATTGTCATTGGAACCAGAAGATGTAGTTGATTTATTAGATCATAAAATTCAAGAGCATATTATTCGTACTACTATTAGAAAGATTGTTAAAGAATCTTTAAATGAAGCAGTAGAAGAGCCAGTTTCATTACATGATGAAATTTCAAAGTGGTTTACTTCTAATAAAAAGAAATTGGAAGATTTAGCAGATGAAGATGCATGGGATGAGTTTTACGATTTAGGATTTGAGAAATTCCCAGATGCTGATCAAGACGATGTAGCTCAGGCAATGAATACTTGTGCTATCGCTGCTGATTGGTTTGAAAATGAAATTGAAGATTTCAGACAAACTGAAAAGGATTTGGAAATGATGGCATTCGGAGAAAAGAGTCAACAAAAAGGAATTAAAATGGGCGATTATGATAAAAAAATGAAAATGCCTAAAGAATCTTCAACCGAATTATATATCGAGTCAAAAAAAAAGATAACAAGGTAATTGAGGAATCTGAATATAAAGGCAGAAAAGTAAAATTAGGCAAACCATTTTATACTCCAGGAGGTCCTAGAAAGCGTGCAGTATATGTACGAAATGAAAAAGGAAATGTAGTAAAAGTAGGATTTGGTGAGCCAGGAATGAAAATTAAAAAGAACAATCCAGCTCGAAGAAAATCTTTTAGAGCAAGACATAATTGTGAAAATCCAGGACCTAGGTGGAAAGCTAGATATTGGTCATGTAGAGCTTGGTAAAAATAAAATAATAATGAAAACCGAATTAATACAAGAATCTATTAGACTTAGAAAATTAGCAGGTTTAGTAATTAACGAAGATGCTACAGATGATAAAGCAGCTGAAGAAGTAAAAGATTTAATTACTAAAGTTTCAAACTATGAAGAGTTTGTTGCTAAATTAGGTACATTAGCGTCTGATAAAAAAGTGCAAGCATTTATCACTTCAGGCAGAACAGACGGAGACCAAACAGATGATTTATTAAAAGCAGTTTCAAAAGCAATTAAAGTAACTGATTTAAGACCTACTCAAAATGAAATTGATGTTAATGGGTCATTGAAGTGGCCATTAACAAAAGCAGATTCTCTAGCTAATTGTTTAGGAAATAACACAGTAACTATTAAAGCTCCAATTGTAACTTACAATGGAGAATATATTATAGACGGACATCATAGATGGAGTCAGTTATATGCTATGAATTCCAGAGGTGTAATTGATGCTATTGATTTAGTAGGACCTAAAATAAATCCTGTAGATGTATTAAAGATAGTACAATTAGCTATTGCAGCTGAATTAGGTAAAGTACCAACTCAAAGCGTGCAAGGTCAAAATCTTTTAAAAGCAGACGCTAAATTTGTTCGTGAGTATGTTATTAAAAATATCACTCCAGAGTGTATTGATGTATTTAAAAGATTTCGTTCTAAAGTTGCAAATGTAAATAAAGCAGAAGGAATTGCAGATGGTATTGTAGTACCTAATATTAATTCAATGCAAAAAACATCACAGCCAGTAGCCGGAGCACCTAAAAGAGATGTAATGCCTCAGACTGATGATGCAGTTAATGCAATGAAAAATATTTCCAAAGGAGTTGTTAATTATAATGAGCCGTATATACAAGAAGAATCAGTAAATAAAAAATTAGATAATATGCTTAAAAAGTCTATTATCAAAATAAAATAATATGATAAAATTAGTAGATTTATTAAAAGAAGACGAAGCACCAAAGTGCCCCGTAGCTACTCAAAACGTTGAGGTTAATTTAGAACATCGTCAAATTGCTATTGACAAATATGGATATGGTCCATTGAATCCGAACAATCCAAATATTAAATTTTGGAAAGATAAAGCGGCTACTTGGAAATTAGATACCATGGAAGAAGCTAAGGATTCAAGATGTAATTCATGTGCCGCTTTTAATATTACTTCTAGAATTTTAAATTGTATTGAAGTTGGATTAGCATCTGGAGAAAAGTACGTAGCTCCTGAAGAGAAGCCAGTAGAACAAGGGCCAGAACAACAAATGGAAGCTGCTGAAGTACCTTCATGGTTACAGCCAGAAGCTCCTGAAGCTGAGGCAGAATTAGATGATACTCAAGGAGCTGAAAAAGACGCTTGGAATACTATAGAAGCTGGAAAATTAGGATATTGCACAATGCTTAAATTTAAGTGTGCAGGTTCGAGAACATGTAATGCTTGGATTGTAGGCGGTCCTGTAAAAGATAAATAATTTATGTTAATTACCACAGTTTTAGAAGCTCAAATTCTAGCTGCATTTCAAAAAATGACAACTGGAGAAACTGATTTAGCAGCTGCGCAGCGAACTCTTGCAAAAGATTTAGCAACCGCAATAGATGCTTATATTAAAACAGCTACAGTAATCGTTCCTCCAGGACAATCAGTAACCGGCGTAGCAGGTCCAGCACCAGTAGTTGCAACCACAGTAACGCCGTCAGCCCCGGCAATTATTACCTAATATTTACTACCTTTATATTTATATTAAATAAAAAGGTAGATTATGACATTTATTAAAAAGAATTTTTCTTACATTATAATCGCTGTACTTGCTGCAGTGATTTTTTTACAACGTTCTTGTTCAACCACTACAAAAGATGGTAAAGAAATTTTAAAAATTGATGGAAAAAAATATGAGGTAATTAAACGTGAAATTGATACTGTAAAAGTATCAGTTAATCACAATGTTTATAAACAAGGAAAAGACATTTATCGAGATGTTCCAGTATATATTCAAATTCCTGCAAACGCTGACACAGCTGCAATTATTAAAGAATATTTTGCAATGCACGTTTACAAAGATACATTAAATTTAAAAGATAGTTTAGGATATGTTTCTGTAATAGACAGCATTACTAAAAATGGGTTAGTTGGTAGACAATGGAATGCACAAATAATTAAAACTGTAATTAACAATACAACATATTTAAAAGAATTACCTAGAACTCAATTATATTTAGGAGGTTCATTAGGAATTCAAAAACCTAGTTACACTACAATAGGATTTAATGCAATATTAAAAACTAAAAAAGACCATATGTATGGGCTTGGAATTGGAACAAATTCTGAATTAAATACATATATCCAAGGTTCTATGCTTTGGAAGATTTCACTTAAAAAATAAGTTATGAGTCAACAATCCTTAAAGGATATTATAAGAGAAGAATACAAGAAATGTTTACAGGATCCGGTTCACTTTATGAAAAAGTATTGCCAGATCCAACATCCTCAAAAAGGTAAAATTCCATTTCACTTATATCCATTTCAAGAGACCGCATTAAGAGACCTGCGAGACAACGATTATAACATCATATTAAAATCTAGGCAACTAGGTATCTCTACATTAAGTGCAGGCTATGCACTATGGCTTATGACGTTTTTTGGGGATAAGAATATCCTAGTAATTGCGACTAAACAAGAGGTTGCAAAAAATCTAGTATTAAAGGTAAAAGTCATGTATGAAAATTTACCTTCATGGCTTAAATTACCAGCAGCAGAAGATAATAAATTATCACTCAGATTAAATAATGGATCTCAAATCAAAGCAACTTCATCATCAGGTGACTCTGGTCGTTCTGAAGCATTGTCTTTATTGATTATAGATGAGGCTGCGTTTATTTCCAATGTAGAAGAAATTTGGATATCAGCACAACAAACGCTAGCAACAGGAGGTGGGGCTATTATATTATCAACTCCTAATGGTACTGGTAATTTTTTCCATAAAACATGGGTAGGGGCTGAAGAGAAGCGAAACAGATTTAATACTATTAGATTGCATTGGTCGGTGCATCCTGATAGAAATCAAATTTGGAGAGATAAACAAGATGAACTATTAGGACCTAAAGGAGCAGCTCAAGAATGTGATTGTGACTTTATTTCTTCTGGACATACTGTAATTGATGGTGCTTTATTACAATGGTATAATCAAACTACAATACAAGATCCTATAGAAAAAAGAGATTCTGAAAATTTATGGATTTGGGAGAAACCAGATTATTCTCGAGACTATATTGTAGTAGCGGACGTTGCTCGTGGAGATGGAGCTGACTATTCAGCATTTCATGTTATTGATGTAGAATCAGTAACGCAAGTAGCGGAATTCAAAGGCCAAATATCTACTAAAGATTATGGAAATCTTCTAGTTAATATTGCTACAGAATACAATGATGCTTTATTAGTAATTGAAAATGCCAATGTAGGTTGGGCTTCTATTCAAGTAGCAATTGACAGAGGCTATAAGAATTTATACTATTCTCCTAAAGATGGTCAAGTATCAGATGTATCTCAACAATTAGCTAGATATGTAGATTTAAAAGATACATCACAAATGACTCCTGGATTTACAACTTCTTCTCGTACTCGTCCTTTGGTAATTTCCAAATTAGACACTTACATGAGAGAAAGAGTTCCAGTAATTCGTAGTCGTCGATTAATTGAAGAGCTTTTCGTATTTATTTGGAATGGTTCAAAAGCAGAAGCACAGCATGGTTATAATGATGACCTTGTGTTATCATTTTGTATTGGATTGTGGATAAGGGATACGGCCCTTAAATTAAGACAACAAGGCATTGAATTAAACAGAAAAACTTTAGACTATTTTGGTAAGGGAAATGGCGTATATTCTGCTAATGCAGGGTCTAGAAACCAAGCCGGATGGACAATGAGCACCGGTCAAAAAGGTCAAGATGAAGATTTAACATGGCTTCTTTAAAAAATAGATATTTATTTAAAATAATTTAATAATCACACTATGGCAGACAAATCATTATTCGGTCGTTTAAAACGACTATTCAATAATAATGTGGTAGTGCGCAGAGTTGGAAAAAATCAGTTACGAGTTGTTGATAACGATCACTTACAATCTTTGGGTAATGCACATAATTCAAAGTTTATCGACCGTTTTACACGCTTACATGGCGTGCGTCCTAATTCATTAAATACTTATAATCCTAATTATAACTACTTTTCTTCTAAAACAGAATTGTATACAGATTATGAAGTAATGGATCAAGATTCAATTATCTCTTCAGCATTAGATATCTATGCAGATGAAACCGTAATGAAAGACGATTTTGGAGATGTATTGCGAATTACCAGTAACGACGAAAACATTAAAAAAATACTTCATAATTTATTTTATGATATTTTAAATGTAGAATTTAACCTTTGGCCATGGACACGTAATATGTGTAAATATGGAGATTTATATTTGCATTTAGATGTGCAAGAAGAAATTGGTATTATCAATGTAACTCCTATGTCAGCATATGAAATCATTCGTGAGGAAGGAATGGATATTAATAATCCATATCACGTACAATTCAAACAGCTAGGCGGAGGAAACATCACTTATGAAAATTTCGAAATAGCGCATTTTAGAAACTTAACAGATTCAAACTTTTTACCATATGGTAAATCAATGATTGAAGGTGGTCGTAAAGTTTGGAAACAATTAACATTGATGGAAGATGCGATGTTAATTCATCGTATTATGCGCGCGCCTGAAAAGCGTATATTTAAAATTGACGTAGGTAATATTCCACCTAATGAAGTTGATAACTACATGCAGAAAATCATGAACACCATGAGAAAGACTCCGTATGTAGATGAAAAAACAGGAGAGTATAATCTTAAATTCAATATGCAAAACATGTTGGAAGATTATTTCCTACCAGTTCGTGGTGGACAATCTGGAACAGAAATTGATACATTAGCTGGTATGGAATTTACCGGTATTGATGATATTGAATATCTTCGTAATAAAATGATGGCAGCTTTAAAAGTGCCAAAAGCATTTATTGGATATGAAGAAGGAATTTCAGGTAAAGCTACTTTAGCAGCTGAAGATGTTCGTTTTGCTAGAACAATTGAAAGAATTCAAAGAATCATAATTTCTGAATTGACTAAAATTGCTATTGTGCATTTAGTTGCTCAAGGATATGAAGATGCAGAGTTAATAGACTTTGAATTGACTATGACTTCTCCTTCAACTATTTACGAACAAGAGAAGTTAACTTTATATAATACCAAAGTTGATTTAGCTAAATCAATGTTAGAAGGTAAGATTATTTCTAGAAATTGGATCTTTAAAAACATCTTTAATTTAACAGAAGATGAAATGGAAGAAATGGAAATGGGAATTATTAAGGATCAAAAAGATACATTTAGAATGACTAAAATAGCTGAAGAAGGCGAAGATCCGGCAAACCCAAAACCTAAAGAAAAAGAAAAAGAAGAAGGTGAAGAAGATGCTAATCCATTTGGAGAAGGTATTGATAAGCTTCAAAAAGAATATGATAAACGATCTAAAAATCGTAATACTCCTGAAGTACCTGAAGGTGGATGGCCCGGAGCTGGTCGACCTGAAGAGCCTGTAAAATACAATTCTCATGATCACCCCAGAGGATATGATCCTATTGGAAAAGTAGCATGGAAAAACTCTAGAAATGAATCGACTAACCCTATTAAAAAATATGGATTGGAAAAATTAATTTCTAAAAAGTCGAAAATACTAGCAGAATCGAGTATTATGGATGAAACAATTATAATTCAAGACGATATAATTTAAAAGATCATAGTTTACATATTTATTATTAAGAAAATAACATTAAGCCTGAATGAAAAATTTAAAACACTCAAAGTTTAAAAACACCGGCGTTCTATTTGAATTGCTTGTTCGACAAGTTGCGTCGGATACTTTGAATAATAATGATTCAAAGGCAATACCGCTTATTAAGAAGTATTTTGCTAAAAACACAGAATTAGCAAAAGAACTTAACCTATATCAGACTTTGGTTAAAGAAAAATTCTCTAAAGAGGATAAAGCAAACCACTTGATCGAAGCCGTATTAGCTGCAAAATCAAATATTAATCAAGCCGTATTAAGTAGACAAAAATACAATTTGATTAAAGAAATCAAAGACACTTATAATTTAGAAGATTTTTTCAAATCAAAGGTAAATAATTATAAGCCATTAGCAGCTATATTCAAATTATTCGAATATACAATTGCCGACAATCCAGTAGAGTCTGTAAATAACAGATATACTATTGTAGAACACATTACTCGTAATGATGTTAAAAAGCCAACTCAAATAAATGAAATGGCTGACTTTATCAAACAAGATAAAGAAGTTCGTTTATTATCTTATAAGATTTTAGTTGATAGATTCAATGAAAAATATTCTAATTTAAACGAAGGACAAAAAGGTTTATTAAGACAATATATTAATGCAGTATCTGAAGGAGCTGAATTAAAAGAGTTTATTAATAAAGAAGTAGCTAAACTTCAAAAAGATCTTAAGTCATTAACTGCGAAAGTTGATGATAAAGTAGTTAAAATTAAATTAACAGAGGTAACTAATCTTTTAAAAGATATCGCCAATGCTAAATCAATTAAAGACAATCACGTATTGAATTTGTTACGTTATCATGAATTAATTAAAGAACTTAAGAAAGTATAACAATGGCAAACGGCAATTTAAACGCAAAACCAACTCAAGTAACTTACGGAGCTTCTTCAGGATATTATTCTGCAACTCCAACCGCTACATTTACTAGAGTTATTAAAGTAAATGCTACGACAAACAATCCATTTACCTTAACAGGTAGCTATGCAAATAATGCTGGATTTTTAGTTATGAATACGGGAAGTATAACAATTTCTTCTTCTAATGGAACTGGATTCAATGCCGTTGATTTTCACGAAGCCAATCAAAATCATCAAGTATTTCCTATCGCATTGTCTTATGTATCAGCATCAGCAGCAGGCGAAATAGCTATAGTTTATACTAAATAAATTTAACAATATGTCATATTTAGATACATTTAAAAAATTTCGTTCAACAGAATCTAATGAACTTGAAGACAACTTCAATTTAGTTGATGATGAGCAAGACGATCTTCAAAAAGAAGATGATCTAGACGAAATGTCGACATCTGCAGGTGCGGGTGGATACGAAACTCCTAATGCCTTTGGTGAATTAGGAGACGACACTATTGAAATGTTAGGTTATAAAAAAGTAAAAAAAGTAAAAAAAGAAGCCGTTAAAGAATCTGATTTTTTAAAACTTTCAAAAGAAATGTTTATTAATGAGATTGCTTATAACGAATATAAAAAAGATCCAATAGCATCACCTAAACAAAAAATCAATACTTCAATTAACTACATTAATAAAGGGTTAAAAGAAATTGAAAAAGTTGTTAATCATAATGTACGATTAAAACAAGAAATGGGTGTAGACAATGGTATTTATTGGAAATCGTCTCGTGAAAATCTTACTAAAATTAGTGAGCGTTTATTGAGAGTTTCTAAACAATTAAAAGAACTAGCATCTTAACATGGAAAATAAGAAATTAATAGTAGACTATATTACATTTGACATCACTCCGGAGATGATCAATGAGTCTATGGAAAAGAATAACGGTAGATTAATGGTTAAAGGTGTATTGCAAAGAGCAGATGCTAAAAATCAAAACGGTAGAGTTTACCCTAAAGATATTTTAATTCGTGAAGCTAAAAAGTATAACGATATTAATATTAAAGAAAGAAGAGCTTTAGGTGAATTAGATCATCCAGATTCTTCAATCGTAAATTTAAACAACGTATCTCATAATATTACAGAGATGCATTGGGAAGGAAATGATTTATGTGGAACTGTAGAAGTTCTATCAACTCCATCAGGTAACATCTTAAAAGAGTTATTTAAGTGTGGTATTAAATTAGGTATTTCTTCTAGAGGTTTAGGATCAGTTAAACAATTAGGAGAGTCTGAAGTTGAAGTTCAATCAGACTTTGAATTAATCGCTTTTGACTTTGTGTCTAATCCATCAACTCATGGAGCCTTTTTAGCACCTATGCATGAATCAGTGCAAGCAGACTTAAATAATAAGGCTGCTAAATATGAAAAAGTAAATCATTTAATTACTGACATTTTAACTGACAATAAATAATATGGGACTATTTAAGCAATTAATGGAATCTGAAATTAAGAAGTCATTAAATGAGGTTGAAATTATAGAACCGTCAGAACAAATTATAAAGGCAATGATGAAAGTTTTAAAACTTAAAACTGGAATTATAGCTACCGTAACTGTAGATCAAACCAAAGCAAATGTAATTACTTACACTGCAGATTTATCTAAAGAAATTCGCACTCCGGTAATGCAAGCTTTATTTAGCACATTGACTTTGGATATATCTTGCAGAACAGTTCCTCAATCAATTGGAGGTTATTCATTTGATATATCCGTTAATTATACTCATCCTCAAGGTGGGTCTAATGGAAAAAATTTAGGAACGATATTTTTACAAAACGGTAAATTTACTTCAAGATTTTATTAATGCCATATATAGCAAGAAAACAAGGAGACAAATATGCGGTGTATAAAAAAGACACTGGAAAGCTAGTTGGTCACACAGCCGGAAACAAAGAAGCATTACGTAAATATCTTGCAGCTTTACATATAAACGCAGAGTCAATTAAATTAGAAAATATGAAACCAAATAAAACAATTAAATTAGCTTCATTAATCAATCTTAAGGAAAGTGAACAACATCCAGTAGATGGTATGAGCACTGAGCAAAAGAAAGCTTTTTTAGAAGCTGTATATCGCTTCGCAGAACATTCAAATGACATTTATAGAACACATTCTTTAAGAGAAACTTCTAAACATTTAAGTACATTAATTGAAGCAGCACATCAATTAACTTTATCAGAAACTGAAGATTGGTTTGACGCTAATACAGTTAATCGTCATATGAAGCATTTAGATGAAGCTCATAAAATATTTGAAAAGACTGCATCTGAAATGTCAGTACTTCAGCAGCGTTTAGAGTCTGCTTATGAAGATATCGGAAGCACTTTATCTAAATACTATGACATTAATGGAATGGTAAATGAAGCATCTGCAGAAGCAGGAGCTGGAGCTGATTATCAAAAGTTTTTTCAAAAAGCAATGAAGAAATTTAAAATTCAAGAACCTGGAGACTTAGAAGATGATAAATCTAAAAAGAAGTTTTTCAATTGGATTGATACAAATTACACTACTAAAACAGAGCCTACAAAAGATAAAGGCGAAAAAGAATCTGAAAAAGAAGAAGTTAAAGAAGGTAAATATGCATTTGGTAATCCTGCATTAGACGGCGCTGCTAGAAAAAGAGTATGGAATATGATTATGAAACGCTCTAACAATATGAAAAAGCTTAAAAAAATAGCTGAATTAGCAGATTTAGTAGCGGGCACAAAAACTTCTATAACCGATATCGACGATGTTCATGAGTTAGTTGATGACTTGACAGGAGCTCAATTTGAAAAATTCTATAATGAAACGTTGGCCAATGCAATGGCACAAAAATTAATATAATGAAATTATACGACGCTATACCAGC